TACAAGCTCAACACCCTTGCTCTTCAGGCTGGCTACCGCGATCAAACTGCTCTCGAAAAGCTGATCGTTGACCAGCTCTCATTTGAAGAGGCCAAGGACATCATGAGCATTCAGGAGTTGATGGAAACCGAAACCGAGCGTGAATACCTCATCCCTGATGTTCTGCCTCACCCTTCCGTCGTCTTGATTTATGGCGCTGGTGGTGACGGTAAATCCATGTCTGCCTGGGCTCTCGCTAAACACATTGCAACCGGCAAGCCTTTCGTCGTTCGTGGCAATCACGTTCCAGTGCAAAAAGGCCCTGTTGTTCTGCTGAATGGTGACCAGCCTCTAGTTCAACTCAAGGAACAGCTGCAAGAGGTGGACTTCCCAATCACCAAAGACAGCATGATTCAGACGGACTGGCAGCTTCAGCGCTATGCCCAGTTCATCAAGCTGATGAAGAAGCATCAGCCCAAGCTGGTGGTCATTGACTCGCTGATTGGCTGCTCCGGTGGTCGAGCCTTTGACGAGAACAAGTCTGACTTCGCTACTCCCCTTTACTGGCTGACCAAAAACAATGGTGTGCTCTTCCCTAAGGCCACCATCCTCATCGTTCACCACGCCAACAAGAATGGTGGCTTCAGGGGCACCTCAGCCATCCGTGACGCAGTAGATGAGACCTGGGCGCTCCGTAAGCCCACTGACGAGGAACGTGGCGTTGTAGGCGCTCATAGCCGCCTCATCACCATCGAGAAGTCCCGTTCCGGTCGTATGGGCACTCAGCTCGTCATGCAGATGCAAGACGACCTCTCGTTCACTATTTCTGACTTCACCCCTGAAGTGGACGAGACCAACACCTCCCCAGCCTCTGTCACTGATCGTGTCCTTCAGAAGCTCCGCATCGTTCATCCTGAGTCACGCACCAAAGATGATCTGGTCTGTGATCCATTGATCGACGGCAAGCCTGCTGCGATCCACAAGTCGCTCCAAAGACTTGAGAAGCGTGGTCTCATCGTCTCAAGCGTTCCAAAAACATCTCAAGCCAAGAACTGGACAGCTGTCCTCGCACGTGGAGAGGGAGAGAGAGTGTCCACCGTTCCAATAAAACCAGTCATGGAGCGGGATCTACCCCTGGACACTACCCCTGGACAATCAAGAGGTGTCCAGGGTCTGTTTGATGGAGCGGTTGAGATTGAGCTGTCAGGCGAAGAGGCTGGACACATCTGACCTGTCCACCCCCTGTGTCCAGGGTCAAATCCATTGCGATCACTACGTTTTGGAGCGCCCTGGACACCCTGGACATCTATACGCGCGTGAGGGATGAACTGGACTGAGATTTTGGAGCGGTCAGGCGTCCCAGAGCCCCCCGGCTATCGAGAAACCATTGAGCGCCTCAAAGCCAAACCCGACAAGCCGCGTGTCAAACCGTCTCGAAAAACTAAAAAACGTCCTAAGCGTAAGTAACATCCACGCATGAAAAAAGTTGAAACCCTCCTTCCAGAAGAGCTGATCGAAAGCCTTTCTGCTGAAGCCAAAGAAAAAGGCATCCACAGGTCAGAATTGATCCGTGAACGCCTTTCGCAACCACCTAATCATTTCGGAATCACAACGAATGATTTTCACAAAGCTGTTACGAAGGTGCGTCGTCGATCCAGCTATGGTCTGGATAGGCAACAGGCTGAAAGCCTTGTCGCCACTGTATTCAACGAACTCTTCCGCTCAGGAAATGGGGACTAAAAACGTTCAGCTTCATTACTGCCAAATTGCTGATGAACACTGTCCTCTAGCAATTACTCGCTTCACATCGTTCGACATGGACGATAAACCTCTTGCTGTTGAACAGGTTACTTATGAATCCAATATGGATTACATGGAGCGGCAAGTTATCAACGCGCTGTCTTGCAATGTTGAAGTCAGCATCCTTACGGCAACACCAATTCATGAATTCAAGAGACTGTATTACTTGTTCAATAGTGATAAATGAACATACAAATTTTTCGTCATGACAAAGAATGGATTGTACTAACTGAGTCGTACACGCTAACGTTCCACCAAACCCTTGCTGGCGCGATGAGTTATGCCGCAACCGAGATCGGGGCGTCAGATCATCATGGAGCGTCTCAACAAAGCAATTCAACTGGCAACAACAGCTGACCTTCAACGGGCAGCAATGTTTTTAGAGGGAGCTAGAGAAGTCAGAAAAGGCTCTCGTCGTCAACGCACCAATGCTCGTACTTCTCAGGCAACTGCCTGGAAGAAAAAGGTTGACGACTCGATAACATGGTAACATTCGTCTAGTATTTTAAAGCCGATGGCGACGAAGCACGGCAACCGGGTTTATATCCAAGTTTTACTTGAGCCTTTTCGTGGTGAACTCTTTATGCAAGAGGCCAACGCCAAAGGAATCAAGCCCTCAGCCCTGATCCGTCAGCTCGTTTACGACTATCTCGAAAAAAATACTGATCAGCAGAATTATGGTGAAGCCCTAGCCAGTGACAAACAGAAGTGGCAAGACGCTGTGGACTCCAGGCTTGAAGGCAGGCGGAAGATGCGTAACTACAGAATGACGGGCAGTTATTCCGATCCCTCTCCTAAAGACACTCAGTCAGAGAAAGACATCGATTCATCAAACTGACCGATGTGACCCACTGCCTGCTTCAGCAGTTTTGCCTGATGCCAGTTGGTTCGCACCAAAGACACACATAACTGCTTCAGAGCGTCCTCATCACCACAGCCCTGAACGTCTCGTACTGTTCGTTCCAACTCCAACTCCTCTTCAAGGGTTTGGTTGACGACCATCCAGTC